TTTTCAAGAGAAACTTATTAGGAACTTTCATGCTCACCGTTTCAATATTTGTAAGATGCCTCGTCAGACAGGTAAATCTACAACTTGTGTTTCTTATCTTCTACATTATGCTGTCTTCAATGACAATGTAAATATTGCAATTCTAGCAAACAAAGCATCCACTGCTGGTGATTTACTAAGTAGACTTCAACTTGCTTATGAAAATCTTCCAAAATGGATGCAACAAGGTATTATTGCCTGGAACAAACGATCTATGGAGTTGGAAAATGGTTCAAAAATTATTGCTGCTTCTACTTCTGCCTCTGCTGTTCGTGGGGGATCTTACAATATTATATTTTTGGACGAATTTGCGTTCATTCCTAATCATATTGCTGACGAGTTCTTCGCTTCTGTCTATCCTACTATTTCATCTGGTCAATCTACAAAGGTAATTATTGTTTCTACCCCCCACGGTATGAACCACTTTTATCGGTTGTGGCATGATTCCGAAAGAGAGCGAAATGAATATATTCCAATAGAAGTTCATTGGTCAGAAGTTCCAGGTAGAGATACAAAATGGAAAGCATCTACAATTGCAAATACTTCAGAACAACAATTTAGGGTTGAATTTGAATGTGAATTTTTAGGATCAGTTGATACTTTAATTGCACCATCTAAACTAAAATCAATGGTTTATGATGATCCAGTAAAAACTAACGGAAGTCTGTATGTATATAATGAACCAGATAAAATTCGAGATTATATTATTACTGTTGACGTTGCTCGTGGAGTATCAAAAGATTATTCAGCATTTATAGTATTTGATATTACTACGTTCCCATATAAAGTTGTAGCAAAATATAGAAATAATGAAATTAAACCAATGCTATTTCCATCAGTCATTGAAGAAGTAGCAAGAGCATATAATAATGCATACATTTTATGTGAAGTTAATGATATTGGAGATCAAGTTGCTTCAATTTTAAATTTTGATCTTGAATATGAAAATATATTAATGTGTTCTATGCGTGGACGTGCTGGACAAATTGTTGGAACTGGATTTTCTGGAAAGAAAACTCAACTTGGAGTAAAGATGAGTTCGACTACAAAAAAAGTAGGATGTTCAAATCTAAAAACTTTAATTGAAGATAACAAACTTATTATAACAGATTATGACACAATCAGTGAGTTAACTACATTCATTCAAAGAAAACAGTCATTTGAGGCTGAAGAAGGATGTAATGATGATTTGGCAATGTGTCTTGTAATATTCTCATGGTTAGTTGCTCAAGAGTATTTTAAAGAAATGACGGATCAGGATATTCGTAAAAGAATTTATGAAGATCAAAGAAATCAAATTGAACAAGATATGTCACCATTTGGGTTTGTTAGTGATGGGTTAGATATTTTTGATAATGAAATTGATAAAAATGGTGATGTGTGGAAAGTTGATGAATATGGAGACAAATCTTATATGTGGGAGTATAAGTGATTTTGAGAATTTATAAATAATTTTAGATTAAAATTAGGGTTACTGCAGGGAGTATAGAATGGCACTTCAGTTAGCATCTCCAGGTATTCGTGTAAGAGAGGTAGATCTAACCCGTGGCGGCGTAAATGCAACACTAAACGTCGCTGCAGGTATTGCTGCACCTTTTAAAAAGGGTCCTGTCAATGAAATAGTAAGAGTTACAAACGAAAAAGAATTAGTAGAAGTTTTTGGTGGTCCTGGTGTTGGTCTAACGGACTATCATTACGAAAGTTGGTACGCAGCATCAAACTTCTTATCGTATGGTGGTCAGTTAGATGTAGTTAGAGCAGGCGGTGGACAACTAACCAATGCAAACGCTGGGGTTGGTATTGCATCAACAACATCTCTACGTGTTGATAATTTTGATGATTACAATAACAACCACACTTCAGATACTTCTTTTTACTGGGCAGCAAAGAACCCAGGAAACTGGGCAGAAAATCTCAAAGTTTGTGTAATTGATGCGGCGGCAGATCAAAGAATTTCTGGAATTTTAACAACTGCAGTTGGAGTTGGAACAACAATTGTTTCTCATGGACTTCAAGTTGGTTATGCAGTAACCCAAGCATTGAGTGGTGTATCAATTGGTATTGGAACAACTGCAGTAGCAAGCGGATATCTAAAGGGTATCATTACTGGAGTTGGTGTAAGTTTTGTTGATGTAAAAGTTGTAAGTTATGTAAGTGGTGGAACAGAAAATAAAATAGATTATCAAGCAAATTCACTATACGAATTTACTGCATTACAAATTGGAATTTCTTCATCAACTTTAGGTGACGTTGGTTTCATGACTGGAACTAAAGCACCAACTAATTGGTATGATCAACAGAACGTTTTAACGAGCGTTGCTGATGGTGGTTCTGATGCAGTAACAGTATCTTGGAGATCGGTTCTTGCAAAACCAGGAACTAACTCATATGTTGCTCAAAGAAACGGACGCAACGACGCACTAAATGTAGTTGTCATTGATGCTTCTGGTTCTGTAACAGGTGTTGTTGGATCAATTTTAGAAAAATTTGGTAATCTTTCAAAAGCAAAAGATGCTGAAGTTTCTCCACAGAAGTCAATTTACTACGAAGATTATCTTGCAGTAAATTCTGAGTATATCTACGCTGGTTTATCTCCAGTGAATGCAACTGATACTTACTGGGGAACAAGATCACGTCCTAGTGGATTTAGTAGTGGTGTTATTGCAATAACAGCATCTGCTGGTTCGTGGGGACAGGAAGCAACAGACATTACATTCTCCTCACTAGGAAATGCTGCTTACAGACTAACAGGTGGTAAGGATTATCAAGGAGTTGGATATTATGATGCTCCACTCGGAGATCTTCTAACTGCATATGATGTATTATCAGATCCTGTAAATAGTGATATTAGGTTCCTGTTACAGGGGGGTGCTTATAAGTCTAAGGAAGAAGAGCAAGCAAAAGCAAATAAACTAATTTCAATATGTGAAGCACGTAAGGATTGTGTCGCATTTATCTCACCAAATAGAGATAGTGTTGTAAACATTACAACCGCAAGTACACAACTAACGAATGTTCTATCATTCTTTGCTCCACTTTCATCGTCTTCTTACGTCGTATTTGATAATAGCTATCAATACGTTTATGATCGTTTCAATAAGAGATTTGTATATATTCCTTGCTCAAACGATGTGGCAGGTCTATGTGTAAGAACTGATAGAGATCAATTCCCTTGGTTCTCACCAGCAGGAACAAGCAGAGGTTCTCTAAACTTTGCAGTCAAACTTGCGTTCAACCCAGGACAAGATGCAAGAGATAGATTGTATTCAAACAGGATCAATCCAATTATTGCATCACCTGGTTCTGGAATTATTCTCTTCGGAGATAAGACTGGACTAGGATTTGAAAGTGCATTTGATCGCATCAATGTAAGACGCTTATTCATCACCATTGAAAAAGCAATTGAAAATGCTGCTAAGGCACAACTATTTGAACTCAATGATGCTGGAACAAGATCCAACTTTATAAATATCGTCGAACCATATCTACGTGATGTTCAAGCGAAACGAGGTGTAACTGAGTTCCTTGTTGTTTGTGACGAAACAAATAACACACCTGACGCAATTGATCGTAATGAGTTTATCGCTGACATCTACGTGAAGCCAGCAAGATCGATTAACTTTATCGGTCTAACGTTCGTCGCCACGAGAACGGGAGTTTCGTTCTCCGAAATCGTCGGCACCGTTTGATACTAGGAGAATAAAACAATGCCATTACAGAACACAAACATCTTTAATACTCCTAATAATGAAAGAACAATTGACAATTTTAAGTCAAGACTTGTTCAAGGTGGTGCTAGAGCAAATCTTTTTGAAGTAGAAATGAATTTCCCATCAGGGAATGGAATTTTTGATGAGATTGGTGACACTTCATATAGAATGCTCATCAAAGGTGCTCAACTTCCAGCATCAAATATTGCTGAAGTTATTGTCCCTTTTCGTGGTAGACAACTCAAAGTTGCTGGTGATAGAAGAATTGATCCATGGACAATTACAGTCATCAACGATGCAGACTTCAAACTAAGAGAAGCATTTGAAAAGTGGTCAAACTACATCACCAAAATTTCTGATGGTTCGGGTACAATCAACCCAGCAGATTATTTTGCTGATTGGGTTGTAACTCAACTAGGACGTGCAGAAACCGTTCCTACTCCTGGTTCTCAAAATGCTACACCAATTCCAGTAAAGCGTGCATACAAGATGCATGGATGCTGGCCAAGTTCAGTTGGTGCTATTGAACTTTCTTACGACAGTGCTGACGTTATTGAAGAATTTTCGGTAACACTGCAAGTTCAATGGTGGGAAGCTTATACGGGTTCAAATACAGATTCCGTAGTCTGATAAATAGTCAAAACAGTTTATTATATTGATGGCAAAACTTTTTGGGTTTTCAATTGACGATCAAGAAAATAAGTCTAAAGGCATAGTCAGTCCAGTTCCTCCAAACAATGAGGATGGATCTGACTATTATCTTTCTTCAGGTTTCTATGGACAATATGTAGATATTGAAGGTGTCTTTAGAACAGAATTTGATATTGTTAAAAAATATCGTGATATGTCATTGCATCCAGAGTGCGATACTGCAATTGAACATGTTGTAAATGAAGCAATTGTTTCAGATTTAAATGATAGTCCTGTTGAAATTGATTTAGATAATCTTCAAATCGGTGCTTCACTCAAAAAAGTAATTAGACAAGAGTTCAAGTACGTAAAAGATTTACTTGAATTTGATAAAAAATCACACGAAATTTTTCGCAACTGGTATGTTGATGGTAAACTTCATTATCACAAAGTAATTGATTTAGAAAAACCTGATGAAGGTATCAAAGAAGTAAGATATATCGATGCCTTGAAGATAAAATTTATGCGAGTTCGTCCCAATGATAAAAAAGCATTGCCAGCAAGACCTTATAATGAAGATGTAACAACTACTAAAGATGCTGATATAGTAGAATTTTATACATATTATCCAGAAGGTGTTGCCCAACAATATGGATCAATTACCGGAAAGGGTATAAAAATTGCAAAAGATGCAATTACACATGTAACTTCAGGACTTGTAGATAGAAATAAACATTTAACACTATCATATTTACATAAAGCAATTAAATCTCTCAATCAACTTCGCATGATTGAAGATAGTCTTGTAATTTATAGATTGTCTCGTGCTCCAGAACGTCGTATTTTTTATATTGATGTTGGTAATTTACCAAAAGTAAAAGCAGAACAATATCTTCGTGATGTTATGAGCCGTTATCGTAACAAACTTGTTTACGATGCAAACACTGGTGAAATTAAAGATGATAAAAAGCATATGTCCATGCTAGAAGATTTCTGGCTACCTCGTCGTGAAGGTGGACGTGGAACAGAAATTACTACGCTTCCTGGTGGACAAAATCTTGGTGAACTTACTGACGTTGATTATTTTCAAAAAAAACTTTATAGATCTTTAAATGTTCCTGATAGTAGAATTGGATCTGATAGTGGTTTTAATCTAGGACGTTCATCAGAAATTCTTCGTGATGAATTGATGTTTAGTAAGTTTGTAGGTCGTTTAAGAAAACGTTTTAGTGCATTATTTTTAGATCTTCTTAAAACACAACTTATTCTAAAAAATATTGTAACTCTAGAAGATTGGGAGGTAATGGCAGAACATATTCAATTTGATTATATTTACGATAATCATTTTGCAGAATTAAAAAATACAGAATTGATGAATGAACGTCTCAATCTTATGGTTGCTATTGAACCATATATTGGAACTTATTATTCTAGGGATTATGTAAAACGTAAGGTTCTTCGTCAAACTGATGAAGAAATTATAGAGATGGAAGAAGAGATGGAAAATGAAAATCAAATGGGTATTGGAGTTCCATTAGAAACTCAAAATACAATTATGCAAGGTCAAATGCAAAATGATCTTGGTATGAAACAAATGGAACCAAATCTAGATAAAAAGAAAGACGGTGGATCAACTAAAGCACCATCAATAAATATCAAAAAAGCTAAGATATAAATAAATATAGGCATTTTTACAAATTATGAATTCTGCAGAATTAGTTGATATTTTAGTTTCTGATGCTCCGTCATCAGAAATTTCCGATTATATTAAAAGTCTTTTGTTTGCAAAAACAAGTGAAAAAGTTGATACTTTAAAACCAGCAGTTGCTTCTGGTCTATTTGGAGAAGATGATGATATTGAAGATGAAATCGAAAACGAAGAGGAAGAATGAGCGCATCTCAACCATTAAAGTTATATCAAACTGTTGGAAAGTTATCTGCCGCTAATGCAAGTTCAGTAACTTCAAATCCATTTATTATTAGAACTGGTACAATTTTATCAGTAGCTTCGACAACAAGAGGTGGTGGTAGTATTGGAATTTGCAATACGACAACAGATGCTGGAATTGGATCTATTTTTGTAAACAGAGAAGATTCAATTCTTTATCGTTATGGACATCCAGCACAATCGACAGTTATTGGCATAACTACTGGAGCATCAACAGTTCTAACATTAGATCATCCAGATACTAAATTGAGAGTTGGTGATTATATTCAACTAGTAGGCGCTGGATCTACGTATATAACATCACTTTTACATAAACAAATAACTGCAATTTCGAGTCCGCAACAGTGGAATAATTATAAAATGGCGGTTACAGTGAATGCGAATACAAGTTCTGGACATCATGCGTTTGTTGGTGTTGCAACTGCAGCAAAATCAGTAGTTTTTGTTCTTGCACCAGAAAATGCTTCTGGATGTGATATGTTCATCCACGAGGTACAAATAGCATGAAGTTAATTTCCGAAGAAATCGAAGCAGTAGAAGTTATCACCGAAGAAGAAGG